ACTCAATCCAGTACCACCAAATACTCTATCAAGTATAAAGCTATGTGCGGTATTACCATCAGCATCTTGTGCGGCTTTAATTGTTAAAGTGTTGTCATCACCAAACATAGTAATGTCTTGGTTATCATCTCTACCTACTTTAAGTAGTGCCGCTTCGGATGTGCTATTAAACACACTAATAGTTCCAGTGGCCGTTAAGTTTGTAGTTGATATAGTGCCACTTTCATTAAGAACCACAGTGCCAGTAGCATCAGGTAATGTTATAGTTCTGTCTGCTGTTGGGTTCTCAACTGTTAAACTTGTTTCATTACCATCATTTACTGAGCCTTCAAACTTTATAAAACTATTTTGGTGTAAATCTAAAGTATTGTTTGGTAACACTTCTAAAGCATATTTACGCATTCTTACTACAGGGTCTTCAAACCCCGATGATCCTGATGCAACTGCAAAGTTTAAATGGGCTTGTTCGCTACCATTTGTTACAACACTTGCTTCTGTATATATTTGACCATATAAAGTCTTATTACCTGCACTATCATTACCATAAAAATCTATCGAACCCATTTCGTCACTAGCCGCAGGGCTTGATGAGTTTCTATATAAAGATACATTTGGTTTTTCACCCGCACCTGCATCTGTGCTTGTTATTTCTAATGTGTCTTGAGCAAGAGTGCCCACACTTGTAATGGCTGATAAATTACCTGATGTTATAACTGTGCCAGACGCATCAGGAAACTGAACTAATCGATTATCAGTAATATCAACAAAATTAATAGAACCTGTATTACCACCAGATTCTTTAAATCGAACTGCACCACCATTACCAGAATCTTCTATCATGAAACTACTAGTTCCGGGAACTTTTACTTCGTTTTGTGTTATGGTAAATGCAGGATCTATATCGTTTGCTATATCAGCAGTAATATCAGTAACAGCATTTGCAACAGCACTTGTAAGTCCATTGTCTGCGGCTATGGTAAATACCATTTCACCTTGCTCGCTAGCATCCCCTATATCCGCTGCTTTAGTGTATATTTGACCAAAAAGTTTCTTTTCCCCAGAGTCTGCTTGACCAAACCATCTAATTGCACCCAACTTGTCATTATTAGCTGGGCTAGGTGAGTTGCGATATAAGGCTATGATTGGTTTTTCTTTTGTACCTGCGTCTGCATCTGTAACTTCTAAGAAACCATCAACGGTAGTGTTACCTAACTCCCCACGCAAATGATTGTCTAACTGATTAAAATATATGCGTAGTATATTAAACGTGCGTTGAAACAGACTTTGGTTATATTCTGTAGGAGGGTTAGGTATTACGGGTGACTTAAACTTAACATTATCAGGCATTATCTCCTCCCATCTGGACGCATATCAATGCGAGGGTAACCTAGTTGCCATTTAGTTCCTGTGGTATTAGATTCTATTTTAAATGACATTTGTCTGCCACGTAACCGCGTGTTTATTTGCGTAGTAAATGCTTCTACTAGTGTGGTAGTAGGTTCTTGTGTGCGTGTTACTGCACCTGAATTTGCCCCACCTTCTGACAGAGGGTCATTAAACCCTGAACCTGAACTGTCCAAAGGATTTAATGTTAAAGTTACAGTTGGATTACCTGTTTCAGACCCGTCAAATGTAATATCCGGTATCATGCGCCATACAAAAGCAAATTGATGCCCATCTTGTAAGTCAAATTCAGAAGATGTTATCGAAGCTGTTACAGGGCTAGATGTGCCTGTTTCATTGTTATCTACACCATACTCATGGTTTACAATGTTTTTAGTAGTTGTAGCTGCTATTGGGTAGTCACGAATACCTGAATCTTCCCATGCTGTGCGTTTTATATCTTTGCCGTGGTACCATATATTTTCTAAATAGTTATATATTATGTATCTATTGTTCTCTGTAGAGTTTTTTGCTGGGTAGAACCACCAAACTTCATTATACCCCTCGTTTGTACCTGCAACAATTTGTTGCATTTGGTTGTCGTTTATATCGTTAAACACATGGCGTAATAAAGTGCATACTATGGGTTTTACGTTACCGTCGTAGCTGTAAAATTTATCTTTACCCATCCAAAAGGATATACCATTTGCGTAAGCCGTGGCATTAGGGCTAGCTATAGATACGTTTTCGCCTACTATTTGTGCAGTCCACACATCAGGATAACCTACATATTGCATGGCATATAAGGCAGAATCTGTCCAAACAAGCACTTCTTGTCTAGCTTGTGCAGCAGTTACAATCTCACCACCTCTGGATAAACGTAAACTACCTGCTTGGTTAAGATTTGATGGAACCCACTGCGTAGCATCTTCTTGGTCAGACCAACGCACTAATAACGGATCCATGGTGTGCGTATCATCTAAATATGCTGTGGTGCCAAAACAAAATACAAATCGGCTAACGTCTGATACTAGTACCCTGTTAGCTTTAGCAGGTACATCATTTTTAAAAGTTAACGCAGTTGTGTCAGATATGTTAGTGGTATTATCAGTTACCAAAGCTGTCTGGCTAGTTACTGTAACTACGCGAATAACACTAGACTCACCTGTGCCACCTACAATCATACCAGCACGTATTAATGCGTTACTACCAGACCTAACTGATGGAGTATTTATAGCCAGTGTTGTAGTAGCGCCACCGCTGTTACCGTTCTTTGTAGCTGTTATGGTGTCTTTGTTATCTAAATCTACTGCTCTTGTTGTCAACGTGTTGTCACCAAACCAATAAAACAGCGGATTCCCCCGGGCACTTAATATTAAGTCTTGACCAAAATTAGCTTGGCTCCATATACGTATATCAGATGTTGTGGTAAGCCCAGTGCTATACACACCGCCACCCCATATACCACCACCCCAACCTTGTTGAGCAAGTTCTAGTTCATCGCCTGTATTTATTTGATATGTAGCAGTTATAGAGCTACCACCAGCAGGTGACGCTGCGGGACTACCGCCAGAAGCACTAGCTATAGTTATGGTGTAAGAATCTGTGTACGCAAACGTAAGTCCGTCGTCATTAGTTAGAGACTTAGTAGCGCTTATTTGTATTTTATTTTGACTAAAACTACCACCAGACACCGCCGTAACGTAAACACCAGAACCGACATTATTACCTGTCACAGTCATGCCTATTGCTATAGTACCAACTTGCCCATCTATATCTATTTCATTACTGCTTGACGTAGTGCCTTGTACATTTGCTGTAGCTTGTTGTGATGAGTTGTAAGATATTTGAAATTCTTTATTCTGTAAGTCCGCCGTTTCTACGCCATTTGTAGTAGTGACAGTGCCTGCAAAGGTAACAAAGTCACCATCTTTATATCCACCTGTGGTATCTATTACTCGCACAGTTGTAGATGTAGCAAATGTGATTAGTGGGTTGGCGGCTAAAGTAGCCGTTGCTTTACGTAGAGGTGTAATGTCATTGTATTCACCACCAGATTCTACATAAAATTTAAGGTGTGTACCTATACCAATATATAGTTTACTAGCTAGCGTGCGCCATGTGTGTATAGAACGAGCAATACCTAAAAAAGTATTGCTAGAGAGACGTTGCCATCCACCTATCTTTT